TTTGATATCTCATCCACTTAGATTTGATTGTTTAGGCTACTAAGCCGTTGAATTGGATTATATCAAATGATTTTGCTGTGTGTTAGGTATGAAAAAGCCCATCGAATGACGGGCTGATTGGGTTAGTAGTGTTCCTTGTGTTGCTGTCGCATAACTTTGCGGTATTTTAAATTTGACTGGTGTCTATTTTCGCGCATCTTGATAATCTCATCCTTGCGCGCTTTCTTTGCTGACTTATTCTTTCGGTCGCAATGACTACCCTTGCGCTTATTCTGCTTGCCTATTCTTCCCATGCCTAACCCTCAAATGGTTGTCCGTTAATGGTGATGTCATCAGTCTGCGCTATCAAATCAATCATCTCAACCATAGCATCAGGTTCACCCTTGAATAACTCTTTGCCGTTGTCGTCCATCAGTAAGTAGTAACCAAAGTCATATTCGTTTTGATAAATGTATTTTGTGTGTAGGTTCATTTGATACCTCGCAACTTTGACCCGTGCTTAAATCCAAGTCTATAGCTGTTCAAGTGGGCATGCCTTCTCCATCTAAACCAAGGAGAATCCTTTTGCGCATCATCAAATCCTTGTTTGTAGAATGTATCACTAGCTTTTGTTTTTCCTTTTTTGCCGCTCATGCTAATTCCTCATTAATAATCAACACCACTACAATAAACGCACCACCGAACAATTTCAGTGATGCGTATCACACTTACTTAATCTTCTTTAGGTAATCAGCTATCTGTTGGTCTTTCGCTGCCATTTGGTCGATTGTCATAGGCTTGTTCATGCGGTCAATCATCAGCGTTTTGAACTTATCGACTGACACACCAGAGTTACGGAATATCTTGCCTTTCGTTTTACCTAGCACTTCATCTTGGAATTGCGCCGGTTGACCTTTTAGCCAGTCGTAATAGGTCTTTGTTGCGCTTACTTGCTTAGGGTCCTGTTTTAACTCACCATCGACAAGCTTACCGCCTTTAGATGATCGCTTACCGTTTGGGTTGACTTCGTTGTATCCCTTGACAATTCCAGCCGTACTCGAACGGCAAGAAAAATGAGCTGGCGGGTAGTAAACTGGCTTATCATCAGCGTAAATATACACATCACCATCACGGTCGCGGCAAATATTACTTGTACGCTTATCTAACGTTGACACCCATCTATGACCAATAACAACGCGCTTGTTTTCTTTGTATACCTGCTTACGTGCTTCATTGGCGTAATGGTTAGTTGATGTTCTAACTAAAGTAACAGCGCTACGCCTATCAACCTCAGCAATCCCATCAGTAAACTTGTTGGCGCGAGTACCTACGATACTTTGAACCATTTGATTGGTCGGCACACCGTTAGCGTATCCAAGCTTAATCTCACCTTCGATTCTCTGGCGTTGTTGTGTTGATACGTTAGTTAGCCATTGCTCGAATTGAATAGCACCCGCACCAGTTTGAATTGGATTGGCAATTGCAGCGGCGATAACTTGAGACGATGCAGGGACGGCTATATCTTGGTCAGTCACCGCGCCAATCATACGCGCCTGAAAGTCTGTTTCGTATTCTGCAAACTCATCAAGGTCTAGTGTTAGTTGATGCTGCCACTCTTCCATGTTCGCAGTTATAACGCCGTCAACGTCTTTGATTAGTTTGTTGAACTGTCGCTGCGTCATTGCGCTATCGTAGCCGCCTAGAGCATTCTGGAGTAGTCGCAAGTAACCACCCCAGAATTCATTAAGTTTATTTACCTCTTGTGATGCTAGTCGGTTCACGTAAATACTGTGTGAAGATTCAACCATCATTAATGAATCAGCCATTATATTGCACCCATAAAAAAGCCCTCTAATTGAGGGCTAGTTTATCATGAAGCTGCAATCATCATCGTGGCAATAAGGGCGATACATGCGGCGGTCATTGGCCATGCGATTAGTTTCCATTGTTGCGCTTCTTTCTTTGCTTTGGTTAGTTGTCCTCTAATTTCCCCTTTCTCTATTGATAAGCCAAAGCACTCGCCAGCAAGCCTTGTCGTTTCTCTTGATAGGGATTTATGGTCAATAGCTATATTTGCAAGTGCTATTATTGATTCGCTTCGACTCTCCATTCCCATTGTTTTATGGAATGCATCCAAAGCATCACGCGCTTCAACTGTCATGATTGGTCGTACTGTTTTGTTTGTCATGCTATTTACTCGCTAATGTTCTGTTGTGTACCGTACGAAGGTTACCCGTTAACTCGCAGTTAATCGCTGCCATCATGTCGTCTAGTTGCTCTAGAAACTTGCGTCGCTCTTGTCGCGTTGCTAATTGCGGTTTAGCTGCGTTGTCTTTCTTTCGCGCCTTGCTGCTTATTTGTGGGTTCATGCGTTTTCAATCCTCTCTTTTGCTATTTCAAAATATTTATCATCTAACTCAATGCCGATAAAATTACGACCGCTAATCTTCGCCATTTTACCTGTAGTTCCTGAGCCCATGAACGGGTCAAATACAGTGTCACCTTCGTTTGACCAGCTCGCAATGTGATCAAACGCTAACTCCTCAGGGAATGGTGCGTTATGTTTTGTTTTATCGTTTTTACCCACGTCGTAAAACCAAATGTTAGGCTTTTGCTTATCAGCCTTTACAGTCGTTCTTTCCTGTCTTTTTCTTTCGGAATAAGTTGCTTCGTTAGCCTTACTTCCACCTCTATTCCGCTTTGTTCCAGCAGTTAGTGACGGTATTTTGATTGGATTAAATGCATTAGGCCTACCCTTGGAGAATATGAACATGTATTCAAATTGCTGTTCATACCTGTTGTGCGTCAATGGCATGTAGCTATTCTTTCCATATATCATCGTATCGTGGAGATTGAACCCGCAATTCATAGCGTGCAAAGCCTGTTTAAAGCTTGTCCCTGTTTCACTGCCCTTAATAGTTGCGTCACCAACCACCCAAACAACTACACCACCTTTTTTGGTCACACGGTATAACTCACTTAAAACCTTTTTCCAGACTTGCTCGCACCATTGGTCGTTGTTTCCGTTATAACTTCTCAGGTTGTCATACGGTGGACTTGTCACAGTCAAATCAACCGAGCCGCTTTCAATCTCTTTCATACGCTCTAGGCAGTTGCCTTTCATTAAGTTAATCACGCTTTATTCCTCTCTATTTAGTTGACCCACACACAATAACCATACGGCAGATAAAAGAAAAGCCCCATATAGAGGCTTTGTGAGTTGTGTCACGTTTTAGATTTTAACCATCTTAATATTGCGCCTAGCTGATTTAACTAGGAATGACTTAAAGCTATCCATACCTAGATTTTTAGCTAGCACAGCAAGCGCCAGTTTAGCTTTTGCCATGGTTGTAACTTTAACTTTAAATGTAACTGTTGACTTTGCCATTTCAATCACCTTACGTTTGTTGGTTTAATTATAATATCACACTGCATTATCAAATCCAGCCACCATTCCAGCATCAGATTGAGCCTCTGCAAGCTCATTGTCGATATCATCATCCTCACGGTCTGAATCAATACGACCACCTTTGCGCATGTCGCGTCGTAGGTCGGTTTCGGTAGCATGGCCACGCATGATTAATTCCGACCACGCTCGCATATCTTCAGCGCTTAGCTTCTCACTAAAGAACTCTTGATTGAGTTTCACCAAGTTATCTTCTGGTTGGTTAATCATTCGAGCTGCCATGTTAATCGCCCACGTAAATGCTTGACCGATATTCTGTGCAATCTGACCTAACTGTGACAAGTTAGCGCCTTGGTCAATTCGCGCCTCTGTTGCTGTCTTGTCTTGTTGATTAGGCATAATTACTTGAGCACCCTGAGCAATCGCAAGAGTCATTAATCTATCCATGACCGAGTTAATCATCGTGGCTTCAGACGCCTGAACGTAATTCATAGCACCACCTTCACCAAGATGAACCGCGCCAAAGTTGACATTGATATCGGTCGAGCCGTTCATTTCCTTCCAAGAATCCATGTCGTAATTGGACGTAATAGTAAGCACACCACCCGAAGCATTGTGAACGTTTAGCATTTCATCAGCAGAAACTTGATACATCTTCAATGCAAAGTCACAGATGTTTTCAATTGGCGAAGGGTCTAGTCCTGGCTCGTTACTGACCGCGCCGCAGAATGTAAACGGAATCTCTTTGCGCTCAGTGTAGGTTGTCTGTGTAACTTCCCACGAATCACCGTAGTTAACAATTCCCGAATAGTAATCATCAGCATAAAAAGCGCTAATAATCGCATCGCGCTCTTGCCCTTTATATAGATCCTCATGTAACTTTCCATCCTCACCAATGTAAAGCACTCGATAGGTCGCAACAATCATAGTCTCGAACATGTCGTTATCTTTCGGTATTTCATTAGCCTCAAGCAATACGACCATAGACAACTTGCCATTAGTCACGCGCCAGTTAATGATTTGCTCTTCATCGTAAATGTGCAGGGTAGGCATGAACGCGTCTTCATTACTTTTGTTGACCTCGTTAGCAACCGGCATCTTGGTTAGAATGCCGAAGTTTCCAAGCGTCTCACACTCATCAAGCGCATAGCCAATTATTTGTTGTAGAGATGTACCGTGACCGTCTGCGTCTTCGAGTAAATACTCAAGCGGCGTAATCAACTTGACATCATGTTCTTTACGCTGAACAAGGCCGCTAAAAGCTCGCACAGTGCGCGCAGGAAGGTTGATGAAGTAAGCCCCGTTAAGATATGCAAGGTATCTGTCGTCTTTATTGCTGTTACATACAGGGTCTGGCAGTGGCAGGTAACGTGTCGTTTTACTTTTGACTCTATCCGTACCCGTCATGCAGTCTCGAATGCGACCGCGCAAATTCTTTCGAGCCTCGTAGAG